TGAGCATCCATCTGCATCTGCTGCGCTTTGGTCTGCGCCTGAAGCTGCTTGATCTGCAAGTCCATCATCTGCATCTGCACAAGTGGATCTTGTTGCTGTTGTGCGGCCTGCTGCATCTGGACTTCTGCCTTGTCCTTCTGTAGCACCCGTGCGGCAGCGGCTGCTGCCAACTGCGACAACTGCGCCTCAAACTCAGGCGGCAGGTCGTATTCTTCACGATCATCTTGCGGCAGCGGCGGCAACGCCGTACCGAGTTGCTTCTCAATCTCGCGACGATACTGGAACGCCGTATGCTCCATGATGTGCGCTTGAAGAGCAGCGGTAATCTGCTGCGCCATTGGGTTCTGACCAATCTGCGCGGCAATCTTCGGATCTTGTCCCAGCGCCATGTGAACGGCGATGTGCGCTTCGTGATCCTGATACATAAACGCCTTGAGCGGTTTACCCGTCATCACGTCCATATTCTCTGTGATGGGATCACGCGGCGAAGCGTCACTCGGCAGCGGTACTAGCTTGTCCGCATTCTTGATACCTAGCGTTTCAATCATCTGCCGGTGCAGATACGGCAAGTCATAAAGCTGCGGCGCGGTCTGGCTTAGTTGAAGGACAGCCTGATACTGCACCACCTTCTGCGACATCGTGGCCGCATTCGGATCGGCTACCGGGATGACATCAACATCATCGTAGTCCGATTTCTTTGCACTCGCCTTGCCGACTTCCGGCTCGTACGAATACTCATCTGGCGTGTTGTCACGGATGATCTCAGCGAGGAGCTTGAACTCCTGCTTCATCGCGTAGTAGATGCGGGCCTGAATAGCCGTCATCACCTTCAAGACTCTTTCCAGCACGGCAAGCGTCGTGCCCACAGGAGCCTGATTCGACATGTCGCTGATCTTGAGATCAGACACCGCAGCGAAGCGGCGTCCTTCTTCAACCACCTTGTCCATCAACGCAGCCAAAGTTTGGCTGGGTTCTTTGTACGGCAGCGGCAGGATATTGTCGCGGATCGCGCCGGACGGAATATCTACGTCTCGGAACTCTCCGGGTGCAATCGGTGTATCATCTCCCTTAATTCTGAGTCCTCGGGATTTGAGTCCGCCGGGGAGATTACTGAGGGTTCCTGCATCGATAAGCTGGCGAAGCAGTGACGTTGCAGCTTTACTGTGTCCCCCGATAAGGTGAATAAGTCCGAAGTAGTAAAATCCAAATCCCGGTATGTACCCGTAGTGGACGAAGTGCTGCCTCTTCGCCTTGAGTTTGTCGTCCTCACGCCAATTTCTCCTGACTGCTAAAACTGTCCCCGTACCTTTCTCAATCGTCACTACATACGGCAGTGCGATTCCTGTCTCGTTATTATCATCATCAACATCCGGATAGCCTTCCAGATCCAGATTCACGTGCATCTCAAGCAACTGGAACCGATTGTCCATGCTTGCGCTAAAGCCTTGATCCTCGGCCTTCTGCTTCTCCACCTCATCCATCGTGCGAACGGGATCACCCAGATCAATATCTCGGTAAAACCCTGCGTACTGAAGTTTGCGTAGCTCGTTCTTCGTCTTCCGCATCCGATGCGTAACACGGTCGGCTGACTCAAGGTTCGGCGCACCGTACGGCACGATGATGTCTTCAGCCGGGATATAGACCGCAGTCTGCCGATTCAGCGACGGGTCGAAGTACACTTTCTTGAAAGCGTTGCCTGACAAAGCAAGCGAGAGCAGCATCCGCTCATGCTCTGGGCGGTACTCCTTCATCACCTCAGTCAATTGATAATTCATGTCATCCGAGACACGAATTGAGGCGTCCTTCTTCTCAGGAGTTTCTTTACCGATGATCTTGGTTTTGACCGGCCCCATCGCCGGGAAGGTCTCAATGATGGTCTCGGACTGGAACTTGACCGCACTCTCCATCAAGAGCGGGTGAAACACACCACACGCACCCGGCCACGGTTCGGTACGTTCTTCGTACCGGATACCAAGAATCTTCAGTCCTTTAATATAGGTGTCGAGCCAATCCTTGCGTGATGCCAAGTCCTGCTCGTACTGACCAATCAGTTCGCCTGCCAGTGAGCCAAGCTCTCCTTCGCTCATGAAGTCAGCGAGGTTGGCATCAAAGTCCTCGGCGCGAGGCTCATCCTTAACCATTTCAATGACAGCGCCATCGACCCCAATCGATACGCTCTCGGGGTCTTCAATCATAATCTCAATTGCCGGTTCTTCTCCGGCAAGAGCCTCAAGACCCAGAGGGGCTTGCATCAAGCTTTTATCGACGGCCATTTAAAATCTCCTAGTAATACGCTTCCCGTCTGTGGCTCTTGAACCATTTTGTAGGGAGCGGCTCGTCAGTCGGGAGTCGAATAAACCCACCCTGCCTGAAACGAAGGAGGGCAAGTGTCGTGGCATCCACCAAGTCGTCATGGGTGCCAGAGGGGAAATCATTACATTCTTCAACGACTTCCCAAGCCCAGCGTCGGTCAGGCACCCAGACTATACCTGAAGAAAACAAGTCCGAAACAGCGTTAACACGACTGATCTTGTCCTGTCCCTTGCCCGGTGTGAACTCTGAGACAGGAACTCCCATACGACGCATCTCCTGATATAGGGCTGCGCCGTTGGATTTCTTTTCCACGATGAATGTGTCGGGGTTCCACTCTTTGTACTGCTCAAACACCAACTGTTTAAGCTCGGGGAACTCCAGCCGCTCCTTGATGCTATTCAGGAGAATAATGTTGTAGTTCTTGGTCTCTTCGTTGAAGAACACCCCCCATGTGAGGAGTGCGTTGTAGTCCGACCGGTTGGATTTTTCTTGGGCCGTGTCGAGACTCATTATTATGTGTTCGCACGGGGGTGGCATCTCAGGTTCCCACACCTGCCACCACTCGCGCTTGAGCAAGGCACCCTCTTCTGAGGTCGGCTCCTGCATGTACTGGGCTTGCCAGTACCGCACGTCCATGCTGGCCTTTTTAGCCAGCAATTCATCCAACGACCAGAAGTCAGGCCAGAGCGGTTTCTCATTCAGAATGGCTGGGAATTCAACAACTTCCCACTGATCTGCCTCTTCTTCCTTGGTCATGTGGTCGATAATCTTGCCGGTCAGATCCTGCTTCGACCAACGGGTCATAACCACAATGATCGCGCCACCCGGCATCAACCTTTGGACCGGACCCGACTGGAACCACTCCCACGCGGGGTCAAATACGTCTGGTCTGCCTTGTTTCGCATCCTGCTCCGAGTGAGGATCATCAATAATAAACAGATCTGCGCCACGACCAGCCAGAGCACCACCCACACCAATAGCAAAATACTCTCCATTGAAGTTGGTACCCCAGCGGGAGGCTGATTTGGAGTCAGCTTGCAACTCGACGTTTGGAAAGATGTCTCGGTAAAGATCAGATCCGACAAGGTTGCGAACCCTCCGTCCGAAATTCACGGCTAGATCTGCCGTGTGCGAGGCCATAATGACCTTTTTTTGCGGGAATTTGCCCAGAAACCACGCTGGAGCAAGGTAACTGATCATCTCGCTCTTGCCATGACGCGGAGCGATGTTGACGATGACTCTTTTCTTCCTGCCTTCGGCTATTTCTTCAAAAATCCGACCCAGTTTCCGGTGATGTGGGCCTACTTTATAGCCGGGATACACATGATTGATGAAATCAAGGAAGTTGTCCTTGCCTAGACGCTGTGTAACCTGTGATTGGTACTGTTTTAGGAGGTCAGCGACACGTCTTTTCTGCTCTTCCGGCATGGTCGGGAGGGCAGCACGGAGTTTTTGCAGGTGATTTTCAGTGAGATTCAGCATTTACAGCCGTAGTCTCATCCAAAACCTTGTATTCAATGCCTTCTAGTACCGAGAGAAGCTCTTTTTCGACTTCTTCCAGCGGCTTGATGACGTGCGTGACCTCGCTACGCTTCTTGAATGCATCAATACCATCGACTTCGCCTAGGGCTTTGATGGCACCGACGCGAGTTTTTACGTCGTCGGCCTGTTCCACCGCCTCGAAAAGCTTGTTTACAACGTAGAGCTTCAGGTCAGAAAGCTCCTTGACGATCATGTGGTTGTACCGAGCGGCTAACCCGGCATACAACGCGATGGTTTCGTTCGGATACTTGGCAAAATCAGGCCGGACTTGGGGGTTCTCGACCATCTCGCGGGCTAAACCCACGGCGCTTTCCGCGTCTTCCTCGCTCGGGACGAGGGGTTGCCCGGTCAAGTCCGAAAAGAACTTGATGGTATTTGCCCGCACCTGAAGCTCATCTGCCGGGGACAAGTCCGGTAGAGCCTCAGTCATGCTAGCAGGAAGAGGTATAGACTCTTCTATATCAGGTACAAGCATGTCCATGTGACTACTATATAAGAAAAATTGACATGGAACCAAATTTAGTGACGGGGGGTGTTCTGTATAGCAGGGGGTGGGGGTCGTCTGGCCGAGTTTTGGAAAAGTGAGTGTGATTTGTGTGAGGTTGAGTGTGAATGCGCGACACGCGGAAGTTAACCTAATAGCGGGGGATGGCGGGGTAGTGGGGTCGCGCTGCGCCGGTTTTACCAGTCGCGCCGCACGTCGTGGCGAAGTGTATAGGCCAGGGCGATCGTAACAAGTTGTTACGATGCTCAAAGAATTCACTGCTCAAAGAAATCACGCTCAAAGAATTGATCGTAACAAGTTGTTACGATGCGCCGCGCCGCGTACCTGATCAGGCCGCGACCGGGCCGGGTTTGACACTACCCGCGCGTCGTGTATACTTGTCTGCGTGATGGAGATACATCACAACCTACTAACTAACTAACTGAGGATAAAACGATGAATACGCAACTACAGAAAACCTTGCTGTCCTGTCTGAAAAAAGAGGACGGCTCGAACGTGGCCCGCGCGGCCTTCTACACGGCGCACATTGCGCCGCTGATGGGGCCGAAGGGTATCGACTGGAAGGCCGGACAGGCGAAGGTCGTTTACGGGATGATCTACGCGACGGTCTCGAAATGGTACGCGAGCGAGTCGCGCGTGGTGGATGGCGTGGAATACTCGAAGGCCGAAATCGCGAAGGCCATCGACAAGAAGGGTATCGGCCACGCGGCGCGTGACGGCGCGTTGTCTGGTATCCGCATGAAGGTCCGCCGATGGACGGAATCGATTGTCCGCGAGTACGGGCCGAAGGCCGCGCCGACCGGCGATAGCAAGGCTCCATCCGGCAAGGTATCACTAGGCCAGAAGCGAAGCGCGGCCCGCAAGGGTAAGGCCGCGACGGCGAAGCCCGCCGACATGCCCGCATCTGTCCCTATGCTGTCCGAAGCGTTGCGCGACGGTATCGCGAAATTGAAGCCGCAATCGCGCATCGTCGCGGCGAATCTGGTGATGGACTACATGCGCAACATTATCAGCGAAGCCC